TGAGTCATAAAGGTTATCTTCGATAGCCTCTTCTGTAACACTAAAGCCCATAGCCACAGTTTCGTGATTGTACCTAGCAGTCCATGCTTCCTGTGCATTGTCATACTCGATGGCAGAGCCTTCGTTCTTAACAGGTGCAGCAGAGAAACCGGACAGTTTGGTTTCTTCTTCAAAAGAACGGTCAGAAGATTCTGATTCAAAAATCTCCTTATGCTCTTCCCCATACTTAGCGTACTCCATACCAAACAAAGCGTTTAGTCCGGGTAGGAGTTCCTTTAATAGTTGGGCGCGAGAAATAGCCATATTAAATTACTCCTATACGCCAGTAGCGTTATAATATTGGTGATCCCCAAAGTTGAACTTAACTATAAATTCAACAAAGGTATCTGACGCGGTAGCAGTATCTGGAACTACATCAACAATCCTGATAGGGAGAGTGGCAGTAGTTGCAGCGGAGCTACCGAGAATACCAACTTTGGAATTACCCGTAACACTTGATCCAGTATTTTGAACCAGTGATACGTTATTGTTTACGATAGTACGTCCGTAACCAGCTACAGTCGTTGTACCTGATACCGCAGCTACTTTAAATAGTGCGTCAGGATCATCTAGCACATAAGCCATAATATCACTTGCAACAGTGCTTGCAGGATATGATTGCCTAAATGTCAGTTGACTAGTAGAAGGATCAGTGTACGTACACCCAAGAAAAACCCCGATAGGAGTGGCAGTAGTCGTGCCAGAGTCAATGTTCAGAGTACCATCGTTTGCATACTTAACAACATCACCGTAGAAAATAGCGGTGCCGTAGTTGGAAGCGATTTTTATCTGACGAGTAGACCCAGCAAAAACTTGCCCACCGATTAAATTAACCGGCTTTAGTCCGTAAGGGGCATCAACAGTAGGATATGCCATAATTAACCTCTAAAAACTAAAATGTTTAATTGCCTTGTCCGAAAGTGACTTTCGATTGCCTATCATTAAATAGAGGCATACGAGCATCATTTTCGCGCATTAGGTTGTTATCCACAGAGGCCATTTGAGATTGTGTTTGCTTATCAAAGTACTCATTACGTTCTTCGACCAATTCTCTTGGAGCCTTACAAAGCATCAATCCACCGATTACAACGTTATCTGCAAAGCGTTCTTGCTCTACAGTGACCATCGTAATCTCTGGGTGATCCTTTGCTAAACAGGGTTCCCAACCTTCACGTAACTTAGAAGATACATTTGTGGCATCGACTAGACCTTGTGTGCTAACACGAACCCAATGAAATTCATATCCGTCTTGTGGCGTAGGTGATGGTAACGTCTCTGGACGCTGCCAAGCTCGCTTTCGGACAGTTTTTTCACGAGTAGTGTGTTCACGATCTAATTTGTTCTCAGCCATTTTGTCTCCTCTCTTCAAGTGCAGCCTGTTTGGCGTATTCTTCTAATGGGACTCCAAGCCTATTGGCAAGAGCCACTTGTGTTTGCGTTAATTTCACCTTTTTAGGTGCTGTGCTCCGCGTAGCGGGTGCAACCACGTTAGATTGTCGCTTCGGTTTCTCAACTTCCGGTTCTTCCTGAAAATAATCAGGAAATGTCGTTCGCATACGAGAATCAATAGTCTCATAGTAATCGTCACTTCGTGGATCAACTCCTTGTTTTAAGAGTTTAGTATGCAACCCGTACGCATATCCACGCATCTCATCGTCTGATTCAAACCAAGGATTAGCTTTCGCCCATTCTTCGGCCTTCACATCACGTTCGACATTCGGCGTGCGGGTGTCGTATTCGTCTTGTTGTACAGGAGTTTCATCTTCCTGTAAAGACGGTATTTCAAAATTATCTAGCTTGTCTGCTCTTAGTTTAACAGTAGTTAATTTCTCTTGAGCTTCAACGAGAGCGTTTGTATCCCCAGCTTCGTGTGCATTGGCATACTCTTGCTTCGCTTGCTCTAGTTCTACCGTTGTACTCTTTTTAGCTTGCTCTAACAACGCACTTTGATTTTTAGTGACGCTGCCCTTTAACTCTTTGTTTTCATCAACAAGTCGTTGAGTGTAACGTTCTAGCTCTTCTCTTTCACGTTGAGCTGATTCTTTAGCGCGGCGTTCATCATGGTAGCCTTTACTAAAGTGCTTTATACGGTTACGTACTTTTTCAGAATACTCTTCTAATTCTTCATCAGTAACTTCGGCTGGAGGATCTGAAGGTTTACGGTTCCGGTCTGCCTTCGGGGTGTCGTTGACAACCTCGATATCAACCTCTTCCTCAACTACTTCTTCCTTTGCTTCTGGCTCTGGTGGTTTACCAGAAATGTCTACCTCAATAGCCCCTGAGTCTTCTATCTCTATATCTGTACTCACGGACTCCTCTTGTTCATCTGGGAAAGAAAATTCTACTTTTTGAAATGGCATTTGTTACCTCCTATGCTCTTTGTACGCCACGAGGGTCATCTACTACTGCCTCTATGGAGTCATCATTCATTAAACGGTATTCCTGCCCATTCACGGTAAACCTTGTACCTGTATTAGCGCGAAACATAACATAGTCACCTTGTTTACACCACGGCCCAGAAGGAAATCTTTCCTTATCTCCGTAAGCCTCATTCCCCATGTCTAACACTATCCCTATAATGGACATAATGTACTCATGGTGTTTAGTCGTATTTGCTTTTATCAGGTCTGAACCATCAAAAGTATCATCGATATTAGGGAGTGCTACTAACACTCTGTAACCTACAGGTTTAGGAAGTTGTTCATCAAATTCCTGTTGCAGTGCTTCCACTGATTTTGCTGCTTTAGCCATCGTCATCATCCAAGTAATTACGCGAGAGGTCTTCTATGTAACTTAGACAGGTTTCGAGACCCCGAATCAAACCTGCTACTTCCGAGTACTGAGAGTAGTCTTTAGCTCCTCCACTACCCAGAAATTCTAATGCAGAGGACTTATCCTCCTCGATTTTATCTTTAAGAACATCAAATACGGTTTTTGCCATACTTATTCTGTACCTTTTCTACTTTCGTTTATTGCTTTAAGTCTATCTAAATCAGATTTCGCATTATCCCTACGTCGATCAGCCGCCATTTTTACGCCTGATTTCTTAGCATCGATAACTAACTCTTCCCGATCTAACTTAAGTTGTTCCATATCTACTGCGGTATCTGCCTGATCCTTCTTAGTCTTTCTTTCAAGCTCCGCTGCTTTAAGCTGTATATCTGCTTGATCCTTCTGCGCTTTACGTTGCGCTTCCTGACCTTTGAGCTGTAGTTCAGCTTGCTGCATCTGCATCATAGGATCTTGTGCTTGCTGCTGCGCTTGTTTCTGAGCAGCCTCTTGTTGATGTGCTTGCGTAAGCTGTTGACCTGCATCAGCCACCAACCTTGCCAGATTGACCTCCATATCCTCCGGCATCTCTTCATTAGGCGGTGGTAACGGTGCGCCAAGTTTCTCTTCTATCTGCTTGCGATACCTAAACCCAAGATGTTCTGCCATATGCGCTTGTAGTGAGGCCATAATCTGCTGCGCTTGTGGGTTCTGCCCAATAGTCTGGGCAATCATAGGATCTTGCATAAACGATTGGTGGGTAGCAATGTGAGCATCGTGGTCTTGGTAGATAAACGCCTTCATTGGTTTACCAATCAACGCATCCATATTCTCACTAACAGGATCTGTCGGCTTGGCATCATCCTCCGTTGGTACTAATTTGTCTGCATTCTTAACCCCTAACACTTCTATCATCTGCCTATGTAGCTGTGGTAGGTCATATATCTGGGGTGCAGATTGAGACATTTGTAGGACAGCCTGATACTGAACCACCCGTTGCGCCATCGTTGAGCTGTTTGGATCACTAACAGGTATGACATCTACCAGCGCATAATCAGCTTGCCGTGCGCTAATTTCCCCTCGTACCGGCTCATACCCGTACTCTGCGGGCGCATACTCCTCTATAATCGCTTTAAGCAATTTAAACTCTTGCTTCATCGCGTAGTGGACGCGTGCCTGTACTGCTGCCATAGGCTTGAGGGTGCGTTCTAACAGGGCTAGAGTCGTACCTACAGGTGCATTAGCCGACATATCAGAGATATTCATGTCACTAATTGCCCCTAACCGTCTACCTTCTGTAGTAATCTGGTTAAGGAGAGCTAGTAACGTCTGACTTGGCTCTTTATAGGGAAGTGGCATGATGTTGTCACGAATACTTCCTGACGGGACATCTACGTCTTTAAACTCTCCCGGCTCTATCGGGGTATCGTCCCCTTTGATCCGTAGGCCACGGGCTTTCAAACCACCCGGAAGATTAGATAGTGTCCCTGCATCCACCAACTGCCGTATAAGAGACGTACCCGCTTTCGCGTACCCCCCTATTATATGTATCAACCCTAACCCGTAGAATCCAAAGCCGGGGACATAAACATAATGTACGAAATGTTGGCGTTTTAAAGTAAGTTGGTCGTCAGGATTCCAATTTCTACGGATGCCTAATACTTCACCTGAACCTTTCTCTATCGTAACAACGTAAGGCTTTGCAATTTCATCTTCAGAGTCATCCAACCCTTCAATAATTAAATCTGCATGGATTTCGTAAACTGCAAACCGATTGTCATCAGTTAAAGAGAATCCGCCTTCTTCAGCTTTAGCTTTCTCTATGTCAGTATGAAACGGCTGCGGATCACCTAAATCAAAATCTCGGTAAAACCCACTAACCTGTAGTTTCTTAAGATCGTTTTTAGTCTTACGCATAACGTGGGTGACACGCTCTGCGGTTTCAATGTTCGACGCTCCGTAAGGAATTATTACATCCTCCGCAGGGATGTAGACAGCGACCTGTCTTCCTAAGTTCGGATCAAAATATACTTTCTTAAACGCCGACCCTGCTAGACCAAGGCTATACAGTAGACGCTCGTGTTCAGGACGATACTCCACCATGCGCTCAGTTAGCTCATAGTTCATATCCGCCTTGACTCTTAACGAAGCATCTTCCTTGTCCTTCGTTTCTTCCCCAAGAATTTTAGTTCGTACTGGCCCTGCTGCTGGAAAGGTCTCACTCATAGTCTCCGCTTGGAAACGTATGGCTGCTTCTGCTAAGACCGTAGAGTAAACTCCACAAGCCCCTTCCCACGGTTCTGTTCTTTCTTCGTACTTAAACCCAAGTACATCTAGTCCTTTAACAAACGTATCCGCCCAATCTTTGCGGCTATCTATATCTGCGTCTACTGAACCAAGAATCTCCTGAGACAACTCATTTAAGTCACTTTCATCCAGCACATCAGCTAGATTCATATCGAAGGACATCTCTCCTTCCATCCCTGAACCGGGTACTATCGTGATCTCTACACTGCCATCATCGAGTGTCACCATGTCAGGGTTAACGATCTCAATCTCTAACTCTTGTTCTTTAGGTAGCAACTCACCCTGCATTCCTTCGGGTGCTGCATATAATCCTTTTTCAATCGCCATAGTTATATCCTCAAATTAACCTTACACGCCCGCCTTCGCGGTAAATATCTGGCATTTCAAACTCTTCCCCGTCCCGATAAAAAGGGTCCATACCCCTTTTCAAACGATCCATAGCGTGTGCTTTAGCTTTCCTAAGTATACTCTCTTCGATAGGATCACTACGGTTCCAACCCTCGCCGCCTTTCTTACGTCGCATATGTTCTATTTCTTCCTGAGACAACGTAGAAACCATTGTTGGTATCATTATCCTCCCCCGATCTGTTTCCATATCAGTGGAAAACTCGGTCATGGTGCCACCATCAATTAAATTCTTAACTGGGCCTAAAAACCCTCGTTGCGATTTTTTTACCCATTCCTTCTTACCCCCGACTTCTGATAAACGATACGCGGTGGGGTCTTCCCCTTCGGGGTATGGATGGTCTGCTTCTGGCCTATATTTATCTGGTAGCCTAACTGTCACTATTAATACCCGCCCTTACGTTGTTTAAAGTAACGTATCTCATCCGGTTCATCACTAGGTAGACGAATAAAGCCGCCTTGCCTGAATCGCATTAGTGCCATAACCGTGGAGTCAACCAAGTCATCATGGCTCATAAACGGAAATCCTGCAATTTCTTCAACTACCTCTTCAGCCCACCTTGTCTCAGGAACCCAGCATATACCAGACGCTACAATGTCGGCCACTGAGTTCAACCGCGCTAGTTTATCACCAGACCCCCTGTGAGGGGTATACTCTTGTACAGGTAGCCCCATACGTCTCATTTCCTGATAGAGGGCTGTACCCGCGCTCTTCTTCTCCACAATAAACGCGTCTGGTTCCCACCCAGCGTACTCATCCATCGCTAGTTCTTTTAACTCAGGGAACTCCATACGCTTTTTTATACTGTTTAGCAAGATAATATTATACGCATCTGTATCTTCATTC